TTGTAGCTTCAACTGCTGTTGTACCAATACCAATACTACCACTCTCAAATATACTTACTGAATCTAATAGAGCATTTCCATTTCTACCGTATCCAACATATAACTTACTGTTCATCAATCTGTCTCCAGATGTTGTTCCGATACCTATACCCTGAGAGTATGCGTCCATGAACAATTCTGACTGTGTACGATATATCTCAACACCATCAGTAATTTTACGAACTCCAGTATTGACTCCAACATATTGACTGAACATTCTAGTGTTCTGTCCACCTGTTATCAATAAATCAGTAAATGTACTAACACCTGATGCTCTATATCCAACAGCAGATACAACACCTGTAAGACCATCAATCTTAATCTGACCCGTTGATATAGTTCCAATACCCGTTACATTTAATCCACCTGCTATTGATAGATTACTACAGTTTGCAGAACCTAATGTAGAAATACCTGCAACATTTAAATTAGATCCAACTAAATTTGCACCTGTAATATTACCACCACTAATAGCACCAGTCGCTGTAATGTCATCAACACCAGTGATATCACCATTCATAGTAATTCCTGATCCTATGATTAGTCCACCACCATTCAACACTCTTATATCTGACCCTGCAACAGTATTACCAACAACTAGACCACTACCAATAGTCTGTCCTCCACCAATATTTGAACTATCAGTTGCATCTAGTTCTCCTGCGGTTACAGTTCCAGTAACATTAAAGTCAGCACCACCTGTAACAGTTCCTTGGAATGTTGATATACCTGCGACAGATAAACCTGCACCAACATTAAGTACATTGATATTTTGTGTAGAACCTAGTTCAACGCTACCTACTAAACTACCACCGATTGATATACTTCCACCTAATATTAGATCACCATTATGTACTCTAACTGTACCAATAAATCCACCTGCATCACCAACAGCAGATACAGTATTACCTACACCTAAGAAGTTTCCAACTCTTAAATCTTCTCCTACTGTGCTGACCCCTGCACCTCTGAGGAATGTGGGTGCTGTACCATTGATGTCAACAGAATCTACTTGTATATCTGGATCTCCACCTATGCCATAAGCTATTGATGCATTTAATGCTGTAGTTGCAGTTCCACTAAATGTGGTTGCAGTCATAATACCGCCAGGACCAATACTGATACCACCTGCAGCAGTCAAAGATGTAGCACTAAATGTTCCAGTTGATGAATCAAATCTGAGATTTGACCCTGCTCTTGCAGTTTGGAATCCAGTAACTATCTCTCCACCTATTACTCGTCCACTTACAAATACTGGATACATTAAGTTATCAGTGGACTCATCTGTGACTAATATTGTATTAGCTGATGATGCAGTACCAACTATTGTTGATAAACCTATTAAATTTCCGTCTAATTTGTCAATGGTAGCAGTATTTGATACTGTTATGGTTGAAAATGTACCAACATCTGCCTCTACATTACCCTGACCTGCACCTGTTTGATTTAATACTGTAATATTTTTTGTTACTATGCCTTCAAATGTACCAATACCACTCTCGGCATCCATTAATATTTCAAATCCTACACCAAAATCTGCACCATCTCTAGGTTGTTCAGTTCCAATTCCTACATCTTTTAGTGTAAAAATAGTATTACCTGCACCAGGATTTGTCCAAACTGATGCGGGAATATTTGTTAAATTTGCACCAGAACCGTAATATTCTACTGCAGTAACATTACCTTGTTCATCTACTGTAAATCCTGTAGTTCCAATACCAACTTGAAACGCTGCTTCTGGAACTGAAGTTCCAATACCTACTGAAGATCCACTGCTAACAGCAACATCATTCTGGAATGAAGTAATACCTGTTACTTTTACATTATTAAATTCTGAGTTCTCTGATACTATTACATTTCCACGGACATCTAACTGCTGTCTAGGTATGGTACTACCAATACCTACCAGACCATTATTAGAGATCAGGTCATCAGTATCAACTTGAATACCATCTCTGAAATTTATGACAGTTTTATAATTGCTTGGCATTATCTTTTGTAGGTAAAACCCTGTGAGTTATTTATCTTTAATGTCATCAATCTTATTTGAAAGATCTTTGACTGCCTCTATGAGTAGAGGTATTAGTTTATTATAGTGGACACCTTTTGTGCCATCAGGTTTTGTAGATACTGCTTCTGGTAAAACCTTTTCAATATCTTGTGCTATCACACCAATATCATGTCCAGAATAGTTTTTGTTACCTTCCTTCCAGTCATATTCAGTACCACGAATTTGCATAACTTTAGCAAGAGGATTATCGAGTGTGGATATATTCTCTTTTAATGATATATCAGATGATTGACCATAGAACGCAACAATATCATCACAGACATGTAAAGGTCCTCCACAGAATGTAGCACCTGCACCTGCGAAATATACATCTCCTGCGAATGTTGTAAATCCAGTATTCTGAACTAACTGATTATATGTTACAGGTGCATCATACTGAGTTTCAGTTGCGATTGCAACTCTAAAACCTGGTGCAGCATTTAGAATTAAGTCACCTTGAAGGGTTCTAGTTGTAATCTCATTCTTATTAGTACCAACACCAACAAGAACATTGTTGATAGCAGCACCATTAGGGAATGAACCAGAGAAGTCAATGTCTCCTGCTAGTTCGATAGTTCCACTAGATACTACCTTACCAGTCATGGAAACATCATTGGTCATGGTAACAGGACCATCAAGTTGTGATAGTATGTTTTGACCAGTACCACCCTCAACATTAAGTCTCTGTTTAACTGTAACTTCATCAAATACAACAGAGTTTGCAGAAGGATCTTCTCCTGTTATACTTGGGATGGGAATATCAAATGATTTTTCCTGTCCTGTAGCAGAGTTAATCTTCTTATTACCAATAAAGAAGTCTCCTCTGTTGTTAAGACCAGTGTAAACATTAGTACCACCACCTCTATTTTGTGACTGTGCTAGGTATTCCTCAGTCTCAGTAAGAGTTCTGTTCTGTACTTGTGGTAGACCAGTTGAGTAGTTACCAGGACCATATCCAAGATATTCAAATGTGTGACCTGATGCTCTAAGTATCGAAGGTCTTCTACCCTCCACTGCCAGAGTTTTTATCTTCCGCATTGGAGTGCCAATAACATGAGTCTTAGGAACTGTTCCTAACTGACCTCTGAGAACAGTAAGTGAGTCATTTCCTGATCCAGTTAGTCCTGTAGCAGCAACTCTTACAATCTCTTCATTGACTTCAAGATAATCTCCTAATTCAAATCTATTTGCAGTACCAATACCACTAGCATGTTGAACAGGGATCACAGTCTGGGTGACACTAATATCAGTCTTTAATCCTACACTATCACCACCATAAAGATTGAAATATCTAGAACCTATTGCTTCCTTAACATCAACTGTCTGATTATTATCAGAGAAAGCATGTGGTAGTATTCTGTACCCTGCTACAAATATTGGATCTGTGACTGTGGTTGATGTAAATTCAGTAGGACTTGCAATGGTATTACTATAGAAATCTCCTACCTTATTATTGTTCTGATCTACTACTCTAAACTGTCCTCCTCTTCTAATATTGTGAGGTGTAGATGTAGTAAATGTTGTCAATCCTGTGGTAACATCAAAGTGAGTAGATGCTATTGCAACGGAAGGACCTGATTTAAAGATATATTGTCCAGATGCTGAGTTATGAGGAATTATTGTAGGATCTCCAGATGTAGCTGCGATAGCAATGCTACTTGAACTTGGGAATGATAAGATTCTAAAATATCCATCATCTGTTTTACCTACACCAGTTACTTGTATTGTATCATTGACATTATTAATAATACCTGATGTTGGAACTCCTATAGATGCACCTGCAAAGTTCTCAGGGAATAGTGTCTCTCCACCAACATAACCAGAGCCAGGTGACTGTAGTTTGAAATAAGTTATGGAAGTAGAACCAACACCAACTTTTATATGTGCTGTTGCACCATTCCAATTTTGTGATCCATCTAATAATCTTACATTATATTTGTCTGTAACAGCAAATCCTGCACCACTACTAAATGGTGATAGATTTTCATACTCTTTTATCCCGTTGAAATCATGTTGATTTGATAGTTGAACTGTTACAACTCCTGCTGATACGGGAGTAACACTAGAAACAGCAAGACCAACACCAAAGTTTTGTGAGAATTTATCTATTGCTTCTCTGGTTGATGAGTTAAGTATGTTGTTAGAATCTACCTTACCAAGAGGAGCTCTCCTAGCAAATGATTTCATAGCAGGTGGATTCTTTCTTACATTATCTCTATCTAACTGTGGATAGAAGTCACTAACCTGTTGACTATAACTCTGATCCGTAAATTCGGTAGGTGGTTTGTAATCAGATGCTAAGACTTCTAATAGATATACACCATCAGTCTCATCTTTGACATAAGGTTTCAATACTGTAGATCTGTAGACATCAAAGTTGCCCATATTATCTTTAACAGTAAATCTAGGTAAACCTAATCCTCTGTCTGCAGTATTGTCTATGAAATTACCTGTATTCTTTGCGTCCCCATCTACATCTGTATTAGCATACTGGAACTCCATATTATTTGGAACTGCAGTTACTCTGTAGAATCCATTATATCCTCTCTTATCTGCACCTGTTGGGTTGTTACTATCGAGAACATTCTCAGTATATACAAGTTGTCCTACCTTGACATTATGTGGTAGTTCTGCTCTGACTGTTACAGTATTGCCTACCTCACTACATGTAGCAATAAACCCGTAATTTCTCTTGAAATTATTATCTGCAGAAGTGATTGATGTAGCAGTAGCATCAGATGTTTTTGCAAATCCAGTTTGACTAGAAGGTTGTAAGACAAATCCATCTACGGGATCTCTGGAATTATCTGCCTCTTTTGGAATTACATAGCGAACTTTATATAATTTGTTATCAATACCTCTACGATCTTCATATCTCTTGAAGTATGATGCGTCTGTCTCCTCATTATTTTTAATATAATCATTGGTGTTGAGTTGGTTATACAACTCTGATCCAGTATTGGTCAATACATACCAATTCTTTTGTGTGTCATCAAACTGAACTGGGTGTCCTATATCATTAGGTTTCTTATCACTAACTCTACTTTCTACTCTTAGTTCACTACCACCATAGACTGATATTGGAATATTATTAACAGCATTTGATAGTGTGCTTGCTAATTTTAATGCAGTCGGTGTAGGTTTGATAGCATAGTAAACTCTATTTGGTTCTAATCCCTCTGGCAAATCTCCATCATCACTAAGAATACGAATAGTCTCTCCATTTTGAATACCAATATCATTGATTGCTAGTTCAAAATTAGTATTGGGTACACCTGCAGGACTGAATTTAGTTCCTTGATGTGAATTGATACCAATGCTTGCAGTTTGAACACCAGTTGTTACATTCTCTGTCATGTAAACTGGAGATCCATATTCAGTTCCACCTATGGATACATATAATTCTTCATTTAAGTTTGCACCTAATCTGTAACCCTGTGTTAATGGTAGAGGTGGTACATCTTCTCTGTTAAATCCAGAGAGATATAGGTGTGATGATATACCTGCCTGTTGTGTTTTATTTACATCTAACTGGAAATATGATATCTTATCTCTATCTTCCTCATAAGTAGGAACCCACTCAGGAGAAACAATGTGTGTAATATATCCTTGGTCATCTCTTGGGAAAGCATCTGGTCTAAATCCACCTGCAATTAGAGCATGTTGTCCAAAGTTAGAGTTAGAGTTAGTGATTGATGCGTCTGATCCACCTGACCCTTTAATATGACCATTATAACCAATAGCAAACACAGATACAATCTGCATGACTGCATCATTATCCATTTCTACATGGTTTTGTTCCCAACCCTTACGATAGATAGCACCACTATCTAAGTGATATACTGTGTTAGGGTCAGTAGAACTAGATTCTGCTGCTAGTGTAGCTCCAGTTGTTTTGGAATATGATATTCCTTCGTATTGACGACTCTCTTTATTATATTTTACAAATGCTCTATCATCTTTTTGTAGTGATATACCAGTAAACTGTGCTACAACCATTGATCTGAAACCAGTTGCTTTAGCACCATCTGCTTTCATACCATTCATACCATATACTGATCTTAGAGAACAGTTGAAGATATAAGGTGATGCACCTTTAACAGTATCTGATTCAATAGTTACTCTTGCTGCACTAATATTTGTAGGAGTAGCAGGTAAGTTAGCAGGGACATCAGGTATTAGATATGTAAATACTGTGTCTGATTCTACACTCTGAACCGTTGTTGATATATTGTAAGGTGTAACATTTACACCACTCATTTTAATTGGTGTACCTGTAACTAATCCATGAGGTGTCTGTGTGGTGACAGTTACCTGAGTTGTTGCAGTTGTACCATCACCTGCTATGATAGATGATACTATAAGTGGGTCGTTTCCTAATGCACCAACTATCTCATATTCTGGCCTTACCTTATCAAAATCTCCTAAGAAATTAGGATACTCATAGTTAACTGCTCTACCAGTTGGTTCTTGATATGCATAACTTAGTTTGTAATAGTACATACTAAGGTCAGTTACATATCCCTCTACATCATTAACACCATCTGCATATTCAAAACAGGTGAGTTTATGGTGAGAGAATGTTGGTTTTGATTGATTTGCCTCGTTAAACTGTTGGTGGTCAGTATATACTAAACTATTTTCATCTCCATCAAAGAATGAGAACTGCCAGAAGTAACAACTACCAGTTATTCTGAAGATAGCAGACTTGGGTACATCATCATCAGTTGGGTTTGGTACATATAATGGTCTTATCTTTGTCTTTCTAAGATCCATACCAACTATGGAAGTACCTCTTGGTACTATTGTACCTCCATAAACAGAGTTAAATTTATATAATACATTATTTTCTACTGTTAGATCAAATTCACTTGTAAGACTTAAACCAAAAGTATTTGATGCTAATGATTCTCCACCTGTAGGAGAAACTGATAATGCTCTCGTAGCATCTGTAGGGTCTGGTTTGATTGCAAAACCTGGTCTATTATCAATTACATGCTCGCCTGGATAAATTAGGATCGTTGTCTTATCAGTATCATCATTATCAATACCTGACTGATATGAAAATCTTGCTGACTCTATAAGAGCTCTTTGAATTGTTTTGAAAGGTTTTGTTAAGGAGTTACCCTGATTAGTAATACTATCTGTAGAATCCAAATCATTTGGATTTACATAAAGGATTCTACCCTCGGTATTCTTAATAAAATTCTCTAGCTTATTTAATGGCATCTCACTACCAGTAGATACAGTGTGCTTCAGTTATTTAGCCTAGTCTAAATACATATGATATAATATTATTATGGATCTTCAAAAGATAGCAACTTATAGTTCAGCAGCAGCAGTCGTTGGGACAGGTGCAATCGTTGGTGGTGGTCAAGTAATTGACAACATTAATGACGGACCTGCAAAGAGACAAGAAGCACAAATTGAACAAATAAGGCAAGTTGTCGCAGAAGAAGTTTTCATACAATTAAAAAATGCTTGGCCTGAGACATCAGGACCAGTCAAAGGTACTATCTTAAAACAATGAATTTCTGGGAATTTTTAAAATGGGCATGGGAAACTCTAGGATGGGTTGAGGGTGCTATATTTACAGCATGGTTGTATGGAATGTATTGGGGTAAAAAAAGAATTGACGAACACTTCCGAAGGAGAAGGAGCAAGGAAAGATGAAACTTCATCTACCTAGAAAAAAATTATGGATTGCTGCTTTGAAACTTCAAAGGTGGCCAGTAACATGGTGGGATGAAGCAGTTGAAAGAAGAAGAAAGAGAGAAGAAGATAGACAAAAACGAATTAAATCACTCTACCCAAGCAACGGTAAACAAAAATGAATTACGGTCAAGTTATGAAGGTCTATCAATCACGACCGACAATCCCTCTAAAACATGTCCCTAGAATATTCTGGGGTTCTTTGAGCATAGCATTATTATGTCAATTCCCTATATTAACTTAAATGGTGTAAGTATTCCTTTTAATCAGATACAACCAATCGGTGTATCTGATACTCGAATATGGTTATTTACTCCACCATCATCAATACCAGTGCATCCACCTGCAACTATTCTGATTGGAGCTCCAATCGTGGATATGCCTGGTTGCGTGAAGATAAGTCGAGAGAATTCCAGTCGGAAGGAAGGCAATAACAACAAGGCACTAGTAAATGACGACCCCAAAGGTAATATTGTATTATGTGATGGCGGTCTTCCTTACTACGAACCGCCTGACTATGAACGAGAGGATTTAACATGGGAAACAGTAATAACAGAACAACCAGAAGCACCACCAGTAGACACAAGTGAACAACCTACACCACCTACACCTGATGTAACACCACCAGAGACACCACCCACTACTGCTGAGTCAGTAGAGTGTCCTCCACCAAATGCTAGAAGAATAGGAGATAGATCTCAGACAGGAAAGGAACAAGTAAAAGCATATAAATTATCACCTGATGGTAAAATCTGTGAGACTATATGGGAACCAGTTCCTGTAGTAGAACAATTTTTACCCTCTATAGAGGTTGTATCGACTACTGCGGTCATAGCGACAGTTGCTACTGCGTCTGCCCTATTTGCCAAACCCCTAGCAGACCTCCTTCTTCGGGTTGTGAAACCTGTTGTGAAGAAGGGGATAGAGTCTGTGAAGAAAAAGTTTGGTAAGACAGAGAAGAAGTTGACTCGTTCCGAGGTTCAATCAAATAAGTATCGGGATTCAAAGGGTCTACCACCTTTGAAGAGGAAGTAGGAGGAGTCCACTCTGGTTGTGGTAGATTATGTTCATGTGGCATAACTTGACCACCTGGTGCTGTAACTACAACATCTGAGCAAATAGAAGCATATTGAGACTGAGGGTGGAAAAATATTCCAGCTTTTTTTAACTCACCACAGTTTTTCAATCTTGCCAATTCAAAATCGAGTCTCTTATTTGATGTTAATTGTACTTGATGATTTATCTGTGCCTGTGCCGCTTCCTCACATTGATCTCTTAATTTTTTATTTAATGGTATAGACAAGGTAGCAGATATACCAAGGTTAAAACTTTGGTTTGCTCTCATGTCTGTTCTGATAGGTTTGTACCAAATAGGGTCTAATGATTGATTTACTACTGCATCTGGAACTCCATCTCCTGCGGGAACTTGCTCTGTAATTTCCATGTCATCACCATCATCAAACCATCTAGTTCCATCTGATTTGAGTTCAGTATTGTACCAAGTTTCCCAAGGATAGTTTTTAACAGTTCTAGTCTGATCTACCATTCTACCTGTTATATCTGTAGTATTATATTGTGGTTCGTTATAAAAATCCTCCCAAGGATGCTTTCTAGAATCTGCAAACTGGAAGTATGGAGTTATATTGAGTGTTTTACCTTGACAACTGACCCCATTTCCATAAGTGTTAGTTATATACGGTCCTTGCAAAACCTGTATAGCTTGATTGGTTACCGAGCCAGAACTATTGGCGATCGGATTTGCTGTGGCAGAAACCCCACCTACACCCTCTGCATAGGTTGGTGATGCAACAAATAATGCTGCTATTGTGTAAATGTACTTGTAGTATCGGTTACGCTTTCTATTGTTGTTGTTCTTTGAATTATTGTTTGATTTGTCATGCCAGGTCCTTGATAACTTTGAGTGAACTGGAATGCTCCACCTGGTGTTGTTAGTGTGAAGTTTGGTTGATTGGATAGATCTAATGAATCGAATGATGAGGTTAGTGTACTGGTTATCACTCCATTGGCGTTCGTTGCCGACACTCCTGGCGTTACTTGGACTGTGGAGTTTGTCACATTTGGATTCACGGGGTTCTGACCATTTTCGATTCCCACCCCTGTTACTGAGTATTCCCATCCTGTACGATAATCAATAGAATTTATGGTTTCTTGCACCGTAGATTGAGTTTCGGTGCGGCTCGTCATCGAGCCTTGTTGGAAATTAGGGACCACAGGAACAGCAATCGCACTCCTCGCACTCGCAAGGATTACAATCACAGCACTTACAATTAGTTTCTTCATTAGTCATATCAATCTATGCTAATCTCGGAAACGAACTGACCTGTAGCACTTGTACCTGCTCCACCCGCTGTTAGTGTCATAACACCTGCTGATGTAATAGTACCAGCTAATGATCCTGCGACTCCTCCAGACTGTGTAGTAACACTACCGTAAGCTGGCATGTCTGCCACTATACCAGAAGATACATCTACACCTGATCCGATAGGTGCTACAGCATCTCCCATTACGAATGACTCCGTAAGGCTGAAAGCCGACCCTGCTGTTGTGACGCTATACGCACCTTGGGTTTGTGTAGCAGCTGCTGTTGCAGCATTGTCACCAGATGCCTTAGTTAGACCACCCATAGTACCTGCGGTGATATTGTTACCACTTACAGTATATGTTGACCCAATCCTTGTAGCCTGTGTTGCTGCACCGTCCACAGTAAGTTGTGTAGAGGTGGATAATCTATGTGTCAAATCTGCTTTGACTTGAGTGCTTATTAACCCAGTCGCTGCAATCATAATGAAGGGGATAATTTTCTTCATTATCTTTTTAGTGAGTATTATCTACTAATATATAGGCTCTCTAAAATCCTCTTGCAATTCTCTTCTTATATCATCATGTAATCTCTCTTGTCTTTCTCTCTGACTTAACTTGTTAGCACTGGGAAGTCCCTGTTGACCTGGCAGTTCTGCTTCATGCTCTGCACTAACATCAACAATGTGTGGTGGTAGTGGTTTAGGAGCATCTACTCTCCTATAAGTAAATGTCTCGTTCTGATACTCTGCGTGTAACTCTACAGTTCTAATCGCATATTCTTCGTGACTGCAATCACAATACTGCTGACCCTTCTCATCAAATACTCGATAAAAAGGATACATGTGTTCACCTATTGGCATAATGTTTTAGTTTTGAAATAAGGACTTTTGCTCTTTTTTTTGCTGCTCTAAGTGCTTGTGGTTTTAGAGTTCTTTTGGGTTCTTTATTACTATGATGTTTCCAGTTTGGAGTAATCATGCATCTGACCCCCTACCATAATAGTATTGTTCGTAATACTTTTCCATCTCGTCAACTGGATCTTTGTGGACGATTTTATCTTTTTGAATGTCTATGAATTCTATATGTGACCTTATAAAGTCAGCACCATCGTCCTCCATTGAACATGGACTTGTATCTATTGATTCTTTTTCCATTTTCCCTGTCACTACCTTGTATCTTGATATTTATTCTGCAGCAACTTTTATCTCCTCGAAGAAAACATCTTCGGGATCTAAGACTGTTTTGCAGAACTCTAGCACATTCACAAACTCTTGAGGTTTCTTACATTCAACCAACTTTTCATCTCCGTCAGATGATATACAGTTGACTGTTCGTTTTTGTACATTGACCACTACTCGTGAAATGTACTCGTCTTCTTTACCCATAGAGTGATGTAACCAGAAAATACCATTATAGCATGAGAGAATCATACCGTCAAGGCGAACTGTATTATATATCATATAGAGATAATCATTTGTCAATGGCATCACCTTTAAACCAATATGCGATCTATGATTGCAATATCTTAAGAATCAACCTAAATGAGATGGTTGAAAGAAGAGCATCTGATCAAGGTAAAGAACTAACTCATCAAGAGATTGATGATATAGCAGTGGTTCTTCGTAGAAAAATTGATTGGGAACCAATCTTTAAACAGATTGATGAGTATCTGTAGAACTATTATACCAAAAAGAAAGAGCATAACGATCTTTACCCACTACTCTGGTCACATGATGTTTATACTGTGAATTAGAGAAAATTAATAACTTACCAGTTTTGGGTTGGACTTCAAAATCTTTGAATCCTGTATAACCACCTTCAAAATCATCATTTAGATAAAGGAGTGCAGCAAACAGATCATAAATTCCTTCTTTTGCAGAACTATCATAGTGAGGTTTCATAAAAGTTCCTGGCGACCACCTTATAACACCCACATAATCTGGATTAGCTCTATCATCAAACGATTTACAAACACGAGTTACTTTATTAACAACTTTAGTGTAAAATTCTGAAGTTTCTTCTTTTGTATTTAAAAAGTCAGCATGCCCTTGATAATTAGCATCATCTAACATCTCATCTTGTCTTGCATGATGACCAGAGAAATCATAATAATCCTCTTGAGGTTCAAAAGTTGGAATAGTATCTTCACTATGACCTATTGCGGTCATGATTCCAAGAGACTCGTTTGTATAATTTATTATCTGTTGGCATTGATCAGGAGAAATAAAATTCTCCTCAATATAAATTAACTTCTTCAAATTGTTACAGTATTTGGTGGTCCTGAGAATCTAGGGTCGTTGTAAATTGGATTCTCAGCACCAGGTTTGTAGTTAGGATCGGGGTAATCGGAGAACTCCTCACCTTCATATTCAACAATCAAAGGGTTGATATCCTTTCTTTCACCATAAACATGGTAGAAACAGTCAATGTCAGCACCTGAGACATTTCCACCAATATGCTGTAGCACAATCTTAATGTTATCAAACTCCTTGACAATGATGTCTTGCTTTGATCCAATAGGTTGTAACTGTACAGTAATACTCTCTTCTGCAACTAAATCCTTCCAATAATATGGTAATTCAATTGTATTAGAATCCTTCAATCTTCCTCTATAATATACTGCGACCTCTGGTCCTTCAATACATGCATGTCTAAGTCTCCATCCTTTTTTAGATGGATGTACTAAATCAAATGGTTTTGGTTTTGAGTCAGCAGTTGCAAATCTTGTTGATAGTTGTCCAATACCTGCTCCAAAATTTCCATCACCATCTACAACTAAAGGAGTTCCAGTAGTACCTTTAATGAATACATCTCCTTGCTGATAGGTTTCACCTCCAACATATAATCTAGACTTTAGATCTGTGTCATTACATACATAAAGTTCTTTCTCTACCTGTACTTCTTGGAATGTAGAAATTCCTGGCCTGACTAATAAATTTCCTGTGTAAATTCTTACATCACCGTTGGTAATCTCAATATCAGTAGGACGAGAGGGTATGCCTTGTACATCTATAAACCCTGAGCATACAACAGGATCTTCAAAATAGTTTGTAGGATCACCAATTTTAAATGGTTTGTTTGCTATGTCTTTCTTAGCACTACAATTAAATGAATTAGGATTTGATTCTGCCATGATTATTCTAGTGTAAAGTCCTCTGATACTGTTTCAACAGCAATAACCTCTTCACCTTGAAGAAGTTTTCTCTCAACATCCTCAGAGGTTTCTTGGTTAGTGTTGACAGCATTTGGTGTGTTCTTAGCAGAAAGTAGATCCTGTTTCAATGCTTCCATTCTTAATGCAGTAGCATTGCTTACAGTCTCATCAAGTTTTTCTGGAGGTATATCTGGATGAGTTGGATCAGCAGTTCCCTCAAGTGTTGCTAATTCATCGTTAGACTGGTTACTAACAGTTGCTGCAGCACCTTTACCAACACTTCCAGATCCAATCGTATCCTGTATTCCAGTTTGTGCGTTACCACCTTGAGTAACACCCAATGATTTTGCTGCATCAGAATTAAGTGCCTCAACATTACCTGACAATACTTGACCTTCAACAGGTGGTATTGGTGTTGGTGGTTCTATTAGATTATCTGGATTTTGTAATGGATCAGGTGTTCGATCGGATGATTTTTGCTCAGTTTTTTCTACTGCTTCAATACCACCTGTCTGTGCAGTAACACCTAGATCTTTAAGACTAAATCCAAATCCTTTTAATGCTCCTCCAATTACACCATTGAAACTACCTGCTGCAGCACCTGATATTACTGACTGTGCAAATGGTGCAAAAATCTTTGCCAATGTACTATCAGGAATAAAACTATTTTTACATATCCTTGCACCCCATGTCTCAGGAACTAAATTACCTCTCAATGCCTTAACTTGTGCAGTATTTGCATCTAAAAATATTCTACCACATGATGAATGTAAGTTTATATTTCTTCCTGCGTTTATATCTACATCTCTATCAGCAGTGAGCATGATATCTTTTCCATGTACTCTGACTCTACCTCTAGCAGCAGTGATAGTTATATCTCCTGTAGCAGCACTAATTCTAATATCAACTAAATTGGGATCATTTTTATCTCCCGCATTCATTTCTATACTTTTATCACATGCAATTCTAGCAAGTCCTTGCCCATGACCATGACCAATCAAAAATACCTCACCATTATCATTTTGTGAGACAATTTTATATGGTTCAGGACCGTCTTTTCCTTGTCTTGGACTACCACTCTCTATTCTAAAGTGACTACCTCTAGAATCAACAACTCTTCTTGCCCAGTTTTGTTCTGCCATTATATTTTACCTATACAATCTATTACTTTAACGAGTTTAGTTGGTGGTTTTGTTTCTGGTATTGTTCCGAACACTGGTCTAAGAACAGCACCAACACCAGTTGTGGACTTCATCTCTATCACAGGAGGGACATCATAACTGAGAATATTTAGAACCTCAACTGACTGAACTCCACCTGTTTCTGGATCTATTTTTACATCAAAAATAGGTGTTTGAATGATCTCCTCTGTAGTTAAATTTTCATAAGCATCTTCCTCAGCAGGTGCAAAACCTGTTTGGAATATGAATACAGATTCATCAATCTGATCGCCAGGTGTATATCCTCTACCTGGTTTTTCAATAATGACAGTTGTAACACCAACATTTTGTGGAGGATCTGTAACAACTGGGTATCCTTCTCCTACACTATCCATAACGATAGCAGCGATACCGCCATTATCATCTAAAATTGCATGACCATGAGCACCAAATCCTACTCCACATTTATCAGAGAAACTAATAGCAGGTGGTGTCTTATATCCTACACCAGGTATCTTCATGTCTACACCAATAATGCTTGCAGTTCTGGTAACACCTTCTGCAATTCCACCTAGACCACTATTCTCTATAATACCACCAACAACAACATTACCGATAGCACCAATTCCACCACCACCAAAGATTTGCAATTTAGCATCACCACAATCTTTCTTACCACCAACACATGATCCACCTGCACTAAGATCTTCTATTAGTCCTGCCACTCTGCCAGGTGCTCCAAGGGTGTCAGTTACACCTTTAGGGATTAAATTACCAAAGTCAGGAGTTAAATTACCAAAGTCAAATCCAGTTATAGAATCTATTGCACCACCAAGTCCACCTAATGCACCACCGACAGCACCACCTATACCACCACCGCCAGGTGCTGACTTTTGCATTTGTGACATTACATAATTATATGGATCAGCACCTTTCTCCATAATACCACCACCAACTTCATATTTTTTAGCAGGAGGACACTTATCTTTATTAGTCTGTCCACAATCTAAAAATCCTGAGAAGTCTTCTAGTAGGAAAGCAGAACTTCTTAAAAATTCTGCAACATCAAATCCGCCAGGTAATAAGTTACTTAACGCACTCAAAGGTCCTGCCATAGCACTTGTGACATCATTTATTATATTGTTCATAAGTTTTGATACAAAGTTTGCAGTAACGCAACCTGCTATACCAAGACCAGATGCTAATAAATCTTTTAGCATATCTGCTACAGTTCCTCTCAATCCTTCTACTATCTTATTAGCTACACATGCTAGTGCATTCTCTGCATTTTTAATATTAACAACTTCTCCTGTCTGTGATGCGACACCCGCAGCATGTGCTAAAGCATATGATTGAGGTGAGTCACCTGTCTGAGCAAATACTTTTCCAAATGTTTCATTATACACATCATCTAAACCTTTTTGTAATTTTGGTTCTAGATGCTCATACATGCCTTGAAACATACTACCAACAAATCCATTTGTTTGAGTCTCAATCGCATCTGCAACAGCATTTATCTCTGCTTCTAATTTAGCTCCTGTCATCTGAAGATCTTCTATCCTCTGTGCCATAGTCTCTAGTTGCAATGCCATTCTAGAGACAGCAGATGGTGTACAAGTATCTGCTATTATTTCTTTTTTACCTGCACCAGATTGATCTACATTCTGACCTTTTGTACCACTAGAGTTAGTAGGATTTGACTTTGCGTTCTGTTCGTTTGTTGTGTTTGGTTTTCCAGTCTCTTCTTCTACCTCTGTCTTCTCATTTATTTTTATATTACCTGTAAATCCTGTGCCTGGTTCAAACTTCCCGCCAAACTCTCCAGAGTTCTTTACACCTCCTGCTTGACCAAAATGACCAAGAATACATGGGACTTGACCTTCATCACCATCTAAAAAGAATCCAAATACAACATCACCCTGTTGTAGTTGAGTTGATTTTGAATAGTTAGCAGCACCACTACCAGATGTAGTTGGCAACATACACATTGCCCAAGGTAAATCTACATCCTCTAAGTCATCTGTAAATGGGTGATAACCCATTATTCTTACTTTATATCTGCTACCCCAACCTTTTCCTTCGTCAGTCTGATCTTTCTGAGCTTCCCTAGGAGCAACTTGACCGATCCACCATCTGAATCCGTCCCTGCCTAAAAATTGACTGTTGCCCAATAGGGATTCTTCTAATGCCATTAGTCGTCGTATACTCTACATTCAAATGCGTCTGGGTGATTGTCACAATAAATTTCTAAACCTTTATCTTCATGACGAGTGTGCCAATCATTTATTTTTCCTTCATTTGGTTCTACAACATCATCTTTGTGATATTGCTCGTAGTCTGCATGAACATTTTCTAGTTCAGACTTTTTATATTCTAACATACCATGATTGATATGTTCTTTTTCGTCTTTAGGATCAAGATAAACTTCGTGATCTAGGTCGTGTTTGATAGTTGACATTTTTACTCTCCTGATGTGTCTCGGATAACTTTCAATGCCGAATAGGATCTGTTGCCCTGTGAAAAGTGACTAATCTCCTTAATGATATATAGTCCACTTTGAGCAGGGTCTACTTCATTTTCGGTACTGACTTTGGGGAATATACAACTTATTATATCACCTGCACACAATTCTGTGTTCATTCCTACCGTTAATGTTGCGACTTGCGTAAATATCGAAGCATAACGAGAGATAGATTGACCAACATCTGATAAGTTATCATTATTTACAGCTGTTGCTGCAGCACCCACAACTGTTTCTTCTAAGCAACCGACACTATAAATGCCACTAATAATTCTATTTGCCATTTCTGGTGCAGGTATCTGTTCTGGATCTGCCTCTTCTGATATTGGTTTCTCATCAGAGTTCATACCCTCCTGTTCTTTAGGATAGAATATGGATTGCTCTGGTCTAGTAAACTCAAATGTATGTGGATTCCAATAGATTCTATATGTTGAGTTCTCTCCTGTTCTCATACCTGCTATCACATCCTTATTATTTGCGATACCATAACTGTAAATCTTAGCAAATGATTTCTCTGGGTCATCAAGTCCCTCATTTCCACGGTCATATATGTATTCCATTTTTACAGTATCTTCTTTATTTTCTTTTGCATCAAATATCATTTTCTCAATAGATTTAAAAAACATACCTTTTCGGGTTTGCCATAGAAAAAATCCTGCGGAATTTTTTCCGACTTCTGGTATTCCTCTTGCTGCTAACATGGGAGCTAGAGTAAATGGTTTTCTCATATTACCAATAAAGTTTATACTGTTGACAGTCTTCTCAATATTTTCCTCTTCATAATCTGCCTCTAGTATATCAAGAAAATCTTTTATAACCTCATCAATTCTTTTTTGTTTATATTTTTTAAGTATTCTTTTATTCATATTAACAATACCTTCTTTAGATACAAGATGAAGAACAAAAGTTTCTCTTTGTTTTTCCATCTTATAATCTGATATTCTATTAACATACATTGTCAATTCAAATACACCAGGTGATTCTTCTCTTTGTTTTTCTATTGGAGAAGTAATATGTATTCTTACTTTCTCTCCTCCTACGATTGGAAGTCCACTATAAATTCCCTGACCTTCTATTGTATCTCCACTAGTCACAACTCCCATTACTGCAGTAACAACTGGAGACATTATATCTTCAAAATATTGAAAAGATGACACACCCAATCTAAGGTCTATTGTACCACCTGCACGACCTGTTATTTCCATTACTTCGTAAGTAGATCCTTGGGTTGCTACTGCTGCCATCTATGTTAATGATGTGTTAAGTGTTTTCATTGTATCCATAATATTACTACCAGATTCTGAGGATCCACTCATGGTTTTTTCCTCAGACCCACCAGGTACAACTGAGGGAACTATTGGTTGTATTTTATTTATTGGCACTGGTACAACAGTTTTTCCTGACCTACTGCCCAACATCGTAAAATCTTTATCTCTATCAATCTTTTTTTGTATCATTTTATTTCTTAAACCTTGTCTATTTGCTATTTTTGTTTCTGCACTATCAGCACCTATGAAATTAAAATGGAATGGATCTGAAACACCTTGCCACTTCCAACCATATTTTGATGCATTGTTAATCATCCAGTCATGTTCTGGAGTATTGACTGCAATATCAAGTGCTCTTCCTTTTACATGTTCTGATGTGCCTGGTGTAGCAGGATCTATAACAGTGCTACCATCTTCACTCTCCATTAATGCTTCTTGCTGTTCTGGTGATCTCCTAGAAGATGTAACTGCCTTAGTCAAATCAATACCATCTTCTGCTGCTGCCTTAAGAACCTTCTTCCAACCTTCAGCAGCTTCGTCACCAAGAACAATAGGTTTGCTGTACATATCCATACCCAAACCTTGAGGAGTTACAACTTTCTTAGCACTCTTACCATCTCCAACACCTGCCTTCTCGTCCATCTTGACAGTAAGAGTTCCAGTTCCCTCTATACTTTCTGGTGGTTTTTCAATAATTACTCTTGGTTTTTCCTCTTGTGGTTCGATCTTTTCTGTCATCACCACTTGTGTTTCCTTAGTCTCTTTCTTAAGAGTCTCTGCCTTATCTGTAGTATCGTTTTTTTGTTTTACCTCATTTTGTTTTTTTTCAGTCTCCCCTTTCATTTTAACTTCTTTACCCGCCTTTTCTTTTACAATCTCCTCTGGAGTCTGTCCTTCATTTGCTCTTTTCTGTAAATCTTCCTTAGTTTTATCAATTTCTTTCTTAGTATTTTCAATATTTTCATCCAATCCTTCTTTAGTTTTCTTTAAACTATCTTCTGCCTGTTCCATCTCAGATTTAGTTTTCTCAAGTTGTTTGTCAACAGCGACAGAAGTTACCTCTGGTAGAAGTTTTGCTAATCCCGACATTATGGGATGCATAATATTAAACACTACCTCTAATATAGGTGATGCTAACTTCCAGAATCCCTTCAATACCTTCATTACTTTCTCCATGAATTTCATTATCTTAGGTAAGTTGTTGATAAGAAATCCAGCTATGATAGCAACGATAGCGGTCATTATTCTCAAACCACCTTTCTTTGCTGCTGCTTTAATTTTACCACCTGTCTTTCCACCTGGTTTTCTTCTTTGCTCAAGTGCTTTCTCTTTATTTTCTGCTTTCTGTTTTGAAAGTAATCTAGCAGCATCAATCTTCTTCTCGTCCTCAAGTTTTTGTTCTCTCTCTGCCCTCTTTTCAAATGCTTTTTGTAATCCTCTAGTTGTCTCTAGTATTGCTGACAAACCATAGTTCATTATATTAAATGCCTCAGAAGTTGGCATAAACTTTGGTTTTCTCTTTGCTGCCTTCCTTGCTTCTTTAGCTGCTTCTTTAGCGTCTATCTCTGCCTTAACCTGTTCATAAGTCTTAGCATCCTTTCTTCTCTTTCTTCTCTTTTTTAATTTACCACCACTCGCATCTACCTCTGCCTGTACTTTAGCATCATATTCTGCCTTCTCCTCATCAGACATCTGATACCATGCTTTCTTCTCAGTAATCTTAGGCATCAGTTACTACCCCTGCTGATATGTGTGGGAGAATAACATTCTATATTCGTTACCATCGTTAGAGGTTTTTAGTGCAGGAATGCTTGATGCTTCACCACTATCCATAGATTTTTGACCAACTGCTGATTCTTTAGTATTCCCTGATGATGTAGATGTAGGTATTACTTCAATTTCATTAGCAGGATTGTTAGATATTTCTTTAACCTTCTCAGCATTGGATTGCTTTTGTTTACTTGCGTCTAAGTCTGCTTGTGTCATAGTAAAACCAGTGCTCTCAAGACCATCTTCTTTGTATGTTACTCCTTTATTAAGTAATTTACTTGTATCAACTTTCTCTCCTGTGTCACCATTAGTTGCTTTATCCATAACTTCTAAATCTTTTTCTGCTTTATCTACATCATCACCCTTAAGATCTTCCTTAGTCTCATCTGAGACACCCTCAATTGTTGATATATCTAATTCTCCTGAGAACAATGCATCAATTTTTTTTGTATATTTTTCCCTAATTTCACTCTTTGATTCTTTAATTTGTTTATTTCTTTCCTTTCTTTTGCCTGAGTTTCTGTGTGCCTTTCTTATTTCCATCTCTTTCTCTTTCATCTCTGCTCTCATATTATCTCTAATTTGTATGAGTGCATCTCTCTTCTCAATATATTTTGCTACTGCTTTCTTTTGTTTTGGTGTTCCTATCTTATCTACAGTTCTTTTATTTTTACTTCCACCTTGATTTTTTATAGGTGCGACATAAAACTTCTCTTTCTTACCACTACCTTGTACTACAATACCATCTTCCTCTAAACCTGCCTTTAATCTATTGAATCCCTGCAGAAATTCTTCACCACCTGCTGCTCTGGTCTGTATTGCTTCTACTATTGTCTTCATGACTACGACAGTTCCTGCAATACCCGCAATCAAACCTAATGCTGCCCAAGTCCAAGGATTTGCAAGTAGTGCCATGATAGCTGGCATCCCTGCAGCTAAGGCTCCAGTAATACCAGTTATTGCACTAATAATAGGTCCTATATTAAGTAAAGCAAATATTCCTGCTACTACTCCCAATGCTTTCACAACCTCCATACCCATTTTTTTAAATGATTCCGTATCTCCCTCTTGAAGAAACTTCATCATCTTCATACCCTTATCAATCAACCACCCTGCAAATATAGCAGTCAATGCTGTAAACAATCTATTTAAAATACCTTTAGCACCTTCTGCTAATTTAGATGTCTTCTTTGTTTTTTCTTTTGATTCTTTAGTATCTAACTCTAAAAAGTTCTCTGCACCTTTTTTCTTTTTAGCATCTAATGCTCTTGCTGCATCTGTATCATCTTCTTTCTTTTCTTTTTTATCTAATTTTAATTGAGAATCAAGGATTTCTACTATTCCTTTTAATGTATTATTGATATTGAATAATGTTCTACTAACCTCATTAATATTTTTTGGGTCAACACCCTCCATCGAAGCACCAGATCCCTTCGTACTCTTGGAACCCATGAACTTCTGCGGATCTACCTTTGGTTTTGCCTTAGTCTCAGCCATTTCGCTGCTGCTGTTTTAAATTTTCCTCTTCGATATAATTTTTTAATAAACTAATGTATATCTCCCGTTCCCACGGGATCATGTTTTCAATATCACTCAAACTATATTTATGATGCTGCATGAGGGCGAAGTTGATCTTGTAATATGAGACAAGATCCTCATGGAGCATCGCTAGTTGAAAAAAGCTGCTAGTCCTTCCAGTTTAATAGTATTCTCTTTCTTAGTCTTAGGGTTTGTTACTTTTATTTCATGAGTAAGTTTAGGCATAGTAGTAAAGAACTTCTCCAACTCTTTAAACTGTTTAGAACCTAATCCCTCAAGAAAGTCTATCATCTCTTTCTGTGTAAAATCTGCACTAGTCCAAGTCTCCTCCTCACTATAAATCATATCTACACAGGTAGCAATCATTTCAATAGATTGCTCAAATCCAACATTATCAACTTGGAAGTTTTCTTTGATAAACTCATCTAATGAAGGATACTTCATTCTCATCTTAAGTTTATCATCTAAGATAATATCTTTGTCATGATCTGGATCAAATGTAACTTGAATAGCATCTAAATCTACGGTTACTTCAACTTGTGTTACTCCATCATCAGGACAGGTGACTTTTATATCTACTGTCTCACCAACAGACTTACCTCTTACATTTAAGAATAAGTATTCAATATCAAATGTTGATAGTTTATCAATCTTAATTCCTTTTGTAAGGATACACTGTCCTAGAACTTGTTTAACTGCTCTAGCAATGTCTCCAATGTCATTACTTTCCATAGCAATGACCAGAATTTTTTCTTCTTTAACTAAGAATGGTCTGTATCTAATTTTCCTTTTTGATGAAGGAATAGTCAACTCATAGGTTGGTGCATTAATCTGGGGTAATGGCATCAGTTTTTTCCTTTAACTACACCACAAAGATATGACATTGTGGATTTGAATAGGTTACCATCTAATTCATCAAACATATACATGTTCAAACGAAATGCATAGTTTGCTTCAGTAACGATAGCATTTACCTGTGATTCTGTTACAGGCAGTTTATTTAGGATAGCACGATAATTATTTTTAAACTCTTTTTTATTGTCAATATCAGGAAATTTATAAAACGCAAGACCTTCATCTTCAAGTTTAAGTGCTTTCTCTGCTATATTTTTAAGAATTTGACCACCAGAGAGATCACCAAGATACCTAGTATAGTGATGTCCTACCAGAAGTTCTGGTTCTTCATGAGCAACCTCTTGAATACGCTCCATGTATTGCTTACATGCCTGTGAAGGATATATTTTCTCTCGCCAATCTATGCCGAAGAAATAATCACAATCCTCTGCTAAAGCATCATGCCTATACAGTTCTGGTATGTCTAGAGGTCCTACAATAGGATCATCTTTTAATCTTCTGACTTCTGCCTCTATAGTATGATATATGAAGTAAAAGTTAGAGATCAACTCTCGATAATTCTCTTTGTCTACAACACCCTTGAGGAATGATGAAACAAATTTAGTGTTCTCTGCTGCTGAATGAGATTTTTTAGTTCCCGATTTCAGTTCCTGTGCAAGTCCCATATCAATTTTTAATGTATATATTATAGCACAATTATTCTTCTCTGGGAACTACCGTCCTTCTACTTTGTAATCACCATTAGGAAGAGGAATTATTTTGTATTTATTGGGGTCAAGGTCAAGATATGGCATATCTTCATTGAATTGCTTTATATCGTTTAATTCTTTTTCTGTCAGAGTAAAACCAGTACTCTCAAGACCATCTTCTTTGTATATTACTTCTTTCTTCTCCACTTTATTAGTGTTACCAACTGCATCTCCAGTTGATACATTTGCATAGTTTTTATTGTAATTTCTACGATCCAATGAACTTATCTTACCAAAATAATATCTATCATATGCAAATGTGACCTGACATTCAAGCACTTGGTTGCCATCATATGCAACAGGCATAGAAGATATAGAAACTGGAAAACAATTTAAAAAATTATATTCTACACTTCTAAAGTGATCTTTGTCAAACTTTTGAATCTTTATAGTATCAACTTTATACTCGTCTGGATACTGCATTCTATGATAGTATGCAATATTTGACCTATCTACCTCATTATTAGATCCAGATGCTATGAACTCATGCCATAACTCAAAAAATTCTAGTGTTCTGTATTGATTATCAACATAAAAAGTAAAAGACACATCAGTAAATACTCTTGAATGTGCCATTTTTTCAACAATACCCATTCTCTGACCCTCTACCTGTGCTGTTGCCATAGTAGTTGCAGGTAATTCAGCACTATTACATAGTAATCCTAGATCTCTACTAATAAAGAAGTTAGTGACTCTAGGAGATCTTGAACTAATATATCCTCTTAATTGTTGCAGAGCACCAAAACCTGAGAAGAATACCTCGTAATGGTTTGTCGTAGCAACTCTTTGGAATAAACCACGAATTTGTTCTGTTTTTTTGACTCTTGGGTACTTGGGCACAATAAATACCTATGGGAACTTATGAGATTATGGCACACTCTGGCATATTTAGACCTCGTAACATAAAAAAGTATAGAGGGGACTACCGTAATATTATTTATCGTAGTTCTTGGGAGAAAGTGTTTATGAGGTATTGTGATAAGAACAGTAATATATTAGAGTGGGGATCTGAGGAAACAATCATACCATATCGTTCACCACTAGACCAAAGAATACATAGATATTTTCCTGATTTTTATATAAAAGTTAGAGACAATGATGGTAAGGCAAAGAAGTATATCATAGAAATAAAACCCAAGAAGCAATGTATTGAACCAAAAGTACAAAAAAGAAAAACTAAGAAGTATATCAGAGAAGTCATGGAGTATGCCAAGAATCAAGCAAAGTGGAAAGCAGCAAGGGAATACTGTGCTGATAGACACTTGGAATTCAAAATTCTCACAGAGGATAACTTACCAGTATGAGTAGATTACAAGAAGTAGTAGATGGAGCAACTGGATTAAGAGATCCAGAGGATATTATGGAGCAAATTATGGAGGCACTTAATGATACTGTGACTCCTATTCCTGATCCTGGCAACTATTACACATTCGTATACAATGCAAAAACACCTAAGATAAGATATGATCAACATCCTTTGATTGCATGTACAGATATACAGCAATGGGGATTCAGAGGATTCAATTATCATTGGGGTTTGATGAGAAAATATACATGGAATGAAGTAGCAGGTCAATTATATGAAGTGCAATCAAATGAGTTGGAAGATGCGAGACAATTAAAATATGCAAAATTCCTGCTAAATAGTTAAAAAAGGGTCGATATGGCAGGAAAATTAATGAGATATCCTACTGATATGATAGATTCCAGTATGGATTATTTCAAAATAGAAATTTTAAAGAATATAAAACAGGGTGGTGGTTTTGGAAGTATCTCAGATTTATCTAGTGGTTCTAGGGCAGCACAAATAAGCGATCAATATGCAAGTGAAGGTGCACAAAAGACTATTATATTACCAATACCAGGCAATATTCAAGATAACAATGGTGCTCAGTGGGGAGAGAATAAATTAAATGATTTTGCTGCAGCAGCATTAGGGATAGTAGGTTCAGTAGTTGAGACAAATAAACTTGAAGATATACCTGGCAATGTAACTGAAAAAATGAACGAACTGCAGAGTAGTGGCGGTGGATCTGATGTTGCAAACTACGCAAAAATGGTTGCAGCAACAACAGCAGTAA